CACGAGGTCGGCGATCAGCGGGGCGGCATCCGGGAACGCCTGCATGAACTGGAACATGGCATCGGCCGTCTCGAGGCGCTTGGTGTCCGCCGAGCGTCCGATCCTCACCCGCACGTCGAAGCGTCCCGTCGACAGGTCGTTGACCATCACCGGAACGCCATCCATCCCCATCACCACCTGGTTGATGGGCACGAAGTCTTCCGCGTCGTCGTCGCCGAGAATGCGGATCACGCGCTCGTTGTCGTAGACCTTGGGGATGAGGTCGATGAGAACGCGTCCACAGTGTTCCAGCGAGCGCTGCAGGTTGTCGCCGTAGTGGTAGTTCGCCGTGTCGCCCTGAATCTGCTGGCGGCCGATGGCGATGCCGGATTCAGCCCGCCCCTTGTTGCCCAGTGAGGCATCATAAATGCCCGTGGTGCGCTTCATGTCCTCCGAGGCGGCGAGGGCCTCGTTGACATAGGCGACGGGGACGTCAGCGGGCGGCTCGCGCTGTGGTGCGCCTGGGGCCAATGTGTCGGGATTGTACACCAGCACCGAGCGGTTCTTGACGTTGGCCGTGTACCACTCCTGCTCGCGGCCTTCGATCTGCTTCGGTGTGACCTTGTAGGGTGCCTTGGGGGCGAGCGCGATGCTCTCCGCTGCGCCCGTGCGGTTGAAGTTATAGAGCTGCTGGGGATCGCGCGCGAAGCGGATCACGCCGTGGCGGTAGACGCCCTTCTCCACCGGGATTTCCGAACCGATGACGGGGATCTGCGGCAGATACTTACCCGGCCACTGGTATGGACCTTCGAGCACTTCGGTGCCGGAGACTACGTACATCTCGACCTTGAAGCTCTCGCACTCGCGCTCGCGCACGACACCCATCATCTGCTTCATGACGGGCTTCATGTTGGTGGTATCGACGGTCTCGCCGGACTGTAAGAGGCCCAGCATCTTCTTCACCGGCACCTTGCGCCAGTACTGGGCGACGCGCACCGTGTCGCTCGATTCCCACGAGAGCGAGGATTCACTACCGTCAGACGGCTTGTCGACGCCGGAAAGCGAGGCCTTTGGATATTGCTCCTCGAACGCCGCCTTCGGCTTCTCTTCGGTGATGAGACGCCACATGGAATCAGAGCGGTCTGGCTTTACCGCAGCGGGATCGTCATAGACGGCGAGCGGGGAACGGATGCCCTCGAGGCGGATTTCCTGATCGAAGACCGTGTCGTCCACGTAGGCGGTGACGATCTGAAACCAGCCTATGCCGCAGGCGGACTGATGCTCGGCGGCCTGCGCGTACACCGCCTTGGCGGAGGACTGATACTGAATCTGCTTGATGATGCCGTCGAAGATCTGCGCGACCTTCGGGTCGGAGTTGCTGTCGACCGGCGCCGTCTTGATCGAGAGGTCCGCTTCGCGGATCGGATTTGTGACCTGACGCAGGAACTGGGGCAGCGCATTGATGGTGAGGATCGGGCGGCCGTCGGCTTCACGCTCACGGCGCACATGGTCGGGCCACTGGTCGCCGGCGAGGAACCTGAGATCCGTCGCCGCTTCCTGCCGGTTGTCCTTGTCGGCATCCCAGGCCTGTTGCAGGCGCTCGCGCGCTTCCTTGACGATGGTCTCGGCCATCGCCTTGGAGAGCTTGCCGACGGGAACGTCGAGGGCGGCTTGGGCTAGCTCACCGGCCATCCGCCTTCAACCTCTCGATTTCCGCGCGCAATTGCTTGATCTCGTTATCCTGTCGCTTGATCAAGCCATGCATCTGCTGGATGCGCTCGAACACGTCACGCGCCGGACCGAGACGGCGTGCTGCCCCCTCGATCTCCAAGATAGCCGCGATGACATCGGCCATCGGCTCTAGCATCGGCTCTAGCTCGCCAGCCATCCACCGGGCCTCCCCATGGGGGGAACGTAGGGCTTGACCACCACGTCAGCGACGGGCTCTGCGAACGTCAGCGCAACGGCATCCCATTCGTCAGGCGATCTGATCTTCCGCACGTCGCGCATGTGTTCTTTGCTCTCGATCAGCAGATAGCTGTTGGTGTTGTACTTGTAGCCAGGGGCGCAGGCGTCGGCCTGCAGGCTGTCGGTGTCGGGGATGTCGGCGCCGCCCGGCTCTTTCAGCCAGTCGCGTGAACGCATCCACATCTCGGCTCTGCGATTGTAGGGGCCGGGGCGGGTCTCCCCCGATGGCAGGTGCAGGTCGGGCTCCTGCGGGGAGCCTGAGAAGTCGATGGGCACGCACACCTTCGAATAGGGCTCGCCCCAGCTCGTGAGGATGTCGTAGACGCCGGCACCGACGCCGCCCACGTCGATGAACACACGGGCGGGCTTCTCCGTGTCGATGACCGTCTTCAGCCAATTCGCTCCGGCCACGTTGTCGAGCTTCGATTTGCTCTCGACCTTCTCCACCTTGCGGCCACGCCGGAAGGCGATGGAGAACCGATCGTTACCGAAGCGCGAAGGGTCGACGCCGAGAATGAGCGGGCCGATGCCGGTAAGAGAAGCCTTGCGGGCCTTCACCACCCACTCGGGTTTGATGAAGCCGTCATGGCCCGACATCTGGAACGCTTCCGCCGCGGTCGCCGGGTATTCCTGCTTGAACAGCAGCGGGTCTTTCAACTCCGCGATCTTGTTGCGGCGCCAGGCCATCTGCCCGATGTCGAGGCCGTGCGCCTCCATGTATTCGGTCTCTTCCTGATCAAGCTGGAAGCCCTGCGGCACCGCGCGGCGGTATTCCTCCTGCCAGAACCATGGGATGAACACGGCGATGTAGTCGCCTGTCCCGGTTTCCGCCTGCTGCCAGCGCTCGTGGAACTCGCCACCGACACCGTTGGCCGTCGATTCGAGCACGATCTCCGTTCCCGGCAGGTCCGGCACCGCCTGCACCACGCCGGCGAAGTGCGTGGCGGCATTCGGCCAGAACGCGACTTCCGAGCCGTGGAACAACTGGATCGTCTGCGACCGCCCGACCGCCTTCGTGCCGGCCGTGCCGACGGCGTAGCCGCTCTCCAGCTTGTCGAACGATAGCTCTTTGGCGTTCGATGCCCCGGTCGATGGCTTGACGATCTCGGGGCAGTGGTCGTGGTAGCGCTCCACCATTGCGAACAGGTTGTTCGTGGCCTCCTGTTCGTGGGTGAGGATGAAGCAGCGGATGCCTCTCCCGTGTGTCGCGCGCCAATAGAAGCGGCCGCCAATGTAGGTCGAGATGCCCTGCTGCCTGCCCTTGAGGACGAGCGCGCGAACCTTGCCGGTTGTGACGCGCTGTCCCTCGAGGCGCTGATGCAGGTAGCGCTGCGCGGCATTGAGCAGAAGCGGCTGGTTGCCGGCGCGCGGGTCTTTGGGCCTGATCTTGAGGCAGGCACGTCCGTAGGCAGCGAAATCATCACGCAGTCTGAGGCGAAGCTGGCGCTCCCTCTCAGTGAGCGTGCTCATGCTCGGCACCGTTGAGGCCGTCTTCCAATTCGTCGATGGCCTGCTCGTGGGACATCTTCATCTCTCCGGAGTGCTCGACAGCGGCAAGCTTCGGCTTTTCGAATGGCGCGGCAGCCACAGCACAAGCGATGCGGTCCTTCAGCGTCATGTCCGGGTTCTTGTAGACCGCGATCAGGAAGGCATGGGCATCGCCTGCAAAGGCGCCCGGCACGGATGCTTCCACCGCGGCCATGACCTGCTCGACCTTCTTCATCCGCTCAACGTGCTTGGTGCTCTTGACGCCCGGCTTGCGGCCAGCGTTCTCGCGCTTACCTCCGCGCGCCATCTTTGATTTCCCTTTGATTGTTTGAATCTTAAATCAAACCCCAGGCCTGAACAGGTGATCCCCGTGCGAGGCCGGTGTGTCGATGAGATCGCCAAAGCTTTGCGGCGTGGCGAAGGTGATGGCGCCTGCATCGCTCAGCAGATCGTCGTATGATGGCACGTCTGCAAAAGTGAGGGCGCCTGGATTGTCGAACAGCTCCGTGCGCTCGCTGAACCACCAGCCCAGGACTACCCGGTGGCCCCGCACCACCACATGCCCCGCCCCCACGAGAACAGCGTACGTGCGGGAGAAGCCGACGGGGTAGCTCTCTACTGAAACATCGCCTGTCGTGACGAGAAGGTTGCGGGTGGCCTTGAGTTGGACCGGGTGGCTTTGAACCGAGACGTTGGATCCGGCAACGGTGATCTTGCGATTGAGCCAGAGCCCGACGCTTTGGCCGGTGACGGTGACGCTGCCAGACGAGATGTAGAACTGGCGCGTCGCTCTCAGCGTGACGGACTGACCGGCAACCGCAACATTGGCCTTCGTGACGGCAAGGCGGCGGTTGAGATCGAGGTCTACACTGTAGCCAGCAACCGAAACGTTGGCGCCGTCGACCTTGAGGGCGCGGGTGGCGCGCAGGGTAACGTCCTGGCCCTGCACCGCAACATTGCCGGCGCTGACATCAAGGACAAAGGTCTTGTAG